ACCACCACCACGAAGACCTTCCTTCGTGTCTTGAGACTTGAAGACCGTTCCGCCTACCAAGTCGCTTGATTTCGCTTTTTCGTTCGACATGTCAAATACCTCAAGTAAATCTCAGTAGCGCAGAAGTCGATGTATTGGCAGGGATCTGTACCGTAAACGAATTGGTCGCTGTTTTGTCCCCACCGAAACTTAAAACAGCAATCGATTTGTTAGACTTGCTGGAGTTATAAATCAATGCACCTGCCGCCGTAAAACTGGCAGGGGTCCAAACCACATCATCAAAATCCACATACACCACACTGTTTGAGGTGTTGATAGTGACGTTTGTGAGGGTATTGCCTCCGGCGATATAGCTCCCGCCAGAAACCTCATTAGTGACCGAATAAGCGGTCGTATCCTCATTTAAGGACGCATTACTGGTATATAAAGCCATCTTGAGCGTGTCCGTTAGAAGATCATGCTCTCCCTTTAGGATCTGCTCTTTAAAGCTCAATGTCAGGGTTTGAAAGATCATGATGTCACCGGAACCCTAACTTGCCCAGAACGATAAGCATCGCGGCGATTCAAGCCATCACCCAGTCTCATTAACTGAGCTAAAGCTTCTTGATACTTCTGTTCGTAGTTCTGAATCATGTCGGCTTCACCCTTGAGATAAATATAAGCTTCTCTCAAAGCGCCATACAGAAGAACCGTTTCAAAGTTGTCACCCAGCCAACTGGTTCCTGCTGTCACAATGGACTCTGGGTAATAGTAGTAATGCATCTCTACCTGATAGTTTGAATCAGGCGTTGGACCCAAGATCAGCGTGTCTTTGTCGAAGATCGCATAGAACTTTGGAACCCCATCTGTGCTGGGGTCTGGATAACATTCCCGAATAAAGTTCACATCTTTATCTAACAGAAAGGTCTGTGATCCATCTCCCGCGATAACGGATAAAGAAAAGGTGGCCAACCAATCACCGGGTAACTGGAGATACTTGTTCCCCGAAGACAATGTCGCGGTTTGATTGCGACGAATGTCAGGAATCTGAACAGAGTTATAGACCCGTTCTTCAGCTAACTGAACAAAGGTCGGAAGGTTCGTGACAAACGATGTTTCGTTTGATTGAACGTAGTCTTGGATCAGGGTTACAAGTTGTGAATAATTCATTTAAACACCTCAAGTAACCGTTATGGTCACGGTTCCCATCAGAGAAGTGGAAACCAAAAGATTCGGAGTGAGAGTGAAGTCATAAGCTTCACCACCGCCAACCGGGTTCCAGCCCCACTGGATCATGCGACTACCGTTGGCACCTTCGTTACCCGGCGCAAAGAACGTGTTATCCACCCGCGCATAGCGCAAAGCCTGTGGATCATCCATGGGAACTCGTCCCAACTGTAGCTGCGGATGGTCAACGTCCAAGCACTCAAAGCAGACCCGAAGTCCAGTCGGAAGCAGATTGACGTACTGTTCCTGAAAGGATGGGTACTCCACTCTGAAACCGCATCGGTCACAGAACCCGAAGGCATGTTTGCCTGATGCAAATGCCTGCGTCATCAGATGTTCCTACCAATGCTCCCCATCATGGGGACAAAACGAACAGAAGCTTTTTCGCGATCTTCGCCAGCAGCAAGATCCCATTGGGCTTCATATTCTTGTTTCAACATCGGGAGTCGATCTGCAGACTCCGGCTTTTTCATAGCAATGTAGTACGCCAATCCCGCCACTAAGCAAGGCAAGAACCGCGCTGGAACATCAATGGTGTTGGCACCACCTGATCCCACATCCTGAATCCGGCGCATTCTCCAATACACCAAAGTATAAGTCTGTGAGTTATCAGGAACTGGCCACACATACACCACCGGGGCTGCACGTTGACGATCAATGTAAACCTGAAGCGGTTGGCCCTGAGTTAACTTATTCGATAACTGGGCATAGTCCGATACCGAGATACGGGATAGCGTGTAGTCAGTCTGACCAGAAACGCTACCGGCATCGGTTCTTAACTGGTGTTCCAAAAGATCAATCGTGTCGTCTGGCATCGTGTAGGTATAAGTTCCCGGTGTTAAAACCTGAGAACCCTGTTCCACAGTCCAAAGGTTAATACCTCGGTTCTGCCATTCCTGCGCCATGAAGTTCATGGAACGACGGGCCGTTCTGAGATCGTAACCGGATCTCAGTTCTAAACCCGCTCTCTCAAAAGCTTCTTCTACAAGCTCTGAGAACTCTGGGTTAAAGACCGCTGTTCCACTGGTAGCCATTAGCGATAGGTGCCTTTGGTTTTGCCGCGCATCGCACAGCCATCAATGCGACCGCCTTTGCGATACTCCATAGGAGAGTCTTCCATTTCTGGACCGGCAGAGATTTCAATCTCTATGATTCCACCACCCGCTTTTTTACTGGCTTCGGATAAAGCAATGGCTAAAGCCTGTTTGCGATCCCGCACAACAGGCCCATTCTTCCCTGAGTGTAGGGTGCCTTCCTGAAACTCCCGCATCACCCTCCCAACCTTACCGGGCTTGGTGATTTCTTGATTCATATTAGCGCGTGACATTGCCATTCTTTTTCCCCTTAGCCTTTGCCTTTTTGGCGGAAGCGGCGCGTTTTAGCAGCAATTCTTTTGGGTTGCTGTACGAACTGCCTGCCTTCCTTTTTACCTTTACGCTTGGCGGCGGTGGTTCGGGCATACTCGGAGGGGGAAAGAGCTTTGATAGCAGCTTCCGGTAAATATCTTTCACCTGTGTCAGAAGATCGTTTACCACTTTTCGTTCTCCAGTTCTGTTCCGTCCACGCCTTCAAAGACCGCTGTGATTCCCTCATGATTTGTAACCACCGCCTGCCTCCTTGTATTTCTTAGCAAGGAGCTGGGCTTTACGGGCTGACCATTGACCTGCTTTGGTTCCCTGAACCGCAGATCCTTTGATCTGGTTAAACAGACGCTTACGCATCTCAGGCTTGGTGTAGTTACCTGCCGCATTCACCGTGCTTTTGGTCTTGGTCTTACCCATGTCAGCACTTCCATGCCCGAAGAGACTTATTGATCCGACTATTGGGATCATTGGCCGTCTTCTTGCTCGTCAATTTCTTTTTCATGCCTTTCATACGCGCACAAAAAGAATCGCGCCTAGCACCGCCTTCCGGCTGAGGACGCTTGAGACCCGGCTTGCCCGGATTAGCGCGGTTATAGGAAGCCCTGCCTTTGGCGTTTAAACCTCCGGCAGGATTTTTACCTTCCTTCCGTTGCCATGCAGGAGTCTTTGGCATGGTCTTTATCTGCCTATCCGCAAAGAACGGTAACGTCTGACACCTGACTCAAAGACATCACAGCGTAGTCGTTTTGACTGCCCTTCGTTGTCAGCACTCCCTCAGGAGGAATGATGAGATCATGAGCGCCAGTAGAATTGGCAGGCGTATTAATCTTTAGGATCACCCGATTTGCGGGTTGAGCCGTGAAGGTAATCGTTCCTGCTGTTGCCACCGACAAATAGGACAGTCCTTTGATACGGGTACGGGGGAACGCAAGATCCCCACCATAACCAATCTTGACGCCACCATCTGAGGCTGCGCTAACTGAAATGCTATTGATTCGGGTGTAGTAGTTCGTGGAATACACCACCGTGGCGGAGGGGCCATTGACCACCTCAGTTACCACGCCGTCATATCCCACCGCTCCAACCTTCACTCCAGTGATCGTAAAGAGCGTTCCGCTTTCTGCGCCATTGGACGTAATCGAAACCTTGTATCCGGTTCCGTTATATCCCATGTCATTATTTAGAAGCGATACTGAACCGCTTGCAGAAATAGTGGCAGAAGAACGAAAGTACTCGTCATTGCTGTCTGGAGTGACAGCCCAAATATCATATTGAATAGTGTTGGCCATGCGTTCTCTCCAATAGGGGAAACCCCGTTATCAGACAGTGACGCTCTTGTACAGGGCAACGTAAGCAGTCGTGGAACCTACCAGAACAGGGATGTAGCCCAACTGAGCCGACACCGCACCTGAAGCAGCGTTGGCATTGCTGAACACCACATTACCAATCGTGGCAGAAGTTGCCGTCAACACTGTGGCAGAAATGCTGCCCTCAAAACCGTTATCGGATTTAACCGGACCGGAGAACGTAGTACGAGCCATGTTTTAAACCTCACATGCAAGTCGTCCATCAGTCTGCATGTCGTCAGCCGGGTCTGTCTGATGGACTGGGTAAACCCCGGAATAACCTGATTAAACAGTATATTAGGACAAAAAGAAAGGGGGACCGAAGTCCCCCTCTCCAATCAACGTGTGTTGATTTATCAGGTCGAACCGGGCGAACCCCAGATACCGAGCGGATCCGACACGCCGAACGAATATCGCTCGCGAGCCTTGTACCGCACGTTGCCGGTATCGAAGTCTCCGTCCATGCCAGTCGTCATCGGCGTACGCACGAAGTGCTTCATGCCATTCGGTACGTCCGTGATGATGAAGAAGGCGTTGGTGTCGGTCAAATAATGGTTGACCGCATAGCCTTCTGGAATGGCACCCATGTTCCGGATCGCGTTGATGTCGTTATCCGCAGTCGCCGTACGGAGAGTGGTCTCCATGAGACGCTCGGCAACGAACATCAAGTTGGACGGAACAATGAGACGCTTCGGGCGAGCCGCAATCAAGAGACCACGCTCGTCTTGGAAGTTGGCAATCGCAATGATCGCATCTTCCAGCGAGGTCTCATTGAGGTCGGCACCCACGGTCGGACGGTTGGCATTGGTGCCACCGGCTACGAGCGGGTGAGCCGTGCTGAACAGGGTCACGCCGTCGCCAGATTGGAACGTCGTGAAGCCGTTGTTCAACAAAGCAGCCGCCTTGACCTGCTTGGTGTTCGCCATACCACGGGCGAGAGCCTTGGTGTAACGAGCAGAGAGTTGGTCATAGAGGTTGTCCTCCATGGCTTCCTCAGTGATCGAAAAGCCCATGGCAATCGTTTCGTGGTTGTAACGAGCCGTCCAAGCTTCCTGAGCATTGTCATAAGCAATGGCCTGACCTTCCGGCTTTACCGGGGCCGTGCCAAAGCCCGACAACTTGACTTCCTCTTCGAAAGCCTTCTCAGAGTTCTCGGTCTCATAAAGCAAAGTATGCTCATCTTCATACTTGGCATACTCCAAACCGAAGAGCGCATTCAGCCCCGGCAGGAGTTCCTTCAACATTTGTGCGCGTGAAATAGCCATTTGTGCTAACTCCCTTAGGCCGTAACGCTACTGTAGTAGCCGTGGGTCAGGACGTTAATCTTGACCAACAACTCACGGTAGATCGTGAAGACCACGGTCGAAGCAGCAGGAATCGCCGTCACCGAACCCGGCACTGCAATCGCAGCGTTGAGGGTGATGGACGTATCGCCAGCCGCCGCAGCGGTATCCACGAACGAACCGGTCTCAATCAACTGACCATTGCTGGCGTAGTACGCCACGCTGGTTCCCACCGGAAGTGCCGCCGGAGCGCCCGAACCCGTGAGGGTCAAGGTGGTGCTGGACGACGAACCGCTGGCGGTGTAGCTGACTGAAGTTTCCGGAACCACACCGACACAACGAACCGGAAGGATCGTGGTGGCAGGCGTATCGTCCGGGGCAAGGATCGCGTTCTTGGAGTTACCGGTGTTCACATCACCTGAGTTGTCGATCATCGACAGGTTCGTTCCCACCAACGCATACGCGCCCGAAGCCATGACGGTCGTGGCCGAGCAGACAGCCGCTTTAAACACGGTATCCGGATCGTCAACGACATACGCCACCGCATCGCCAGCCAAGGTCGAAGCAGGCCAGTACTGGCTGAAACGCTTGTTCTTGGTGACAGGGTCCGTATACGAACATCCCACAAACACACCCGTGACTGCGTTCGACGAGGTGGTAGCACCAATCGCCGCCCGAGTTACGGAACCACGCACGACCTTGACGAAGTCACCGTTGAAGATGTCCGTCGCATAGCCGTACTGAATCGGGTACATACGGGTGGAACCCGCAAATACCTGACCACCGATCAGGTTGATCGGCTTCAGCCCATAAGGGGCCGTCACATCAGTTCCTGAAGCCATTTGAAAATACCTCTAAAGAATGGATAGATAAAGGGTTTAACCTCTTCCGAAAGTGGTGCGCGTAGACCGTTCTGGATTCAGAAGCGGCATACGAGGATCATTTTCCCGCAGATAATTGCGGTCCACTCCATCGATCTGTCGATCCGAAAGATCTTGGAAGTATTTTTCACGTTTCTTCATCCTCTCAAGCGGGGCTTTGCATAGCAGCAAACCACCCACTTCCACGTTCCCTTTGAACTGAGAATTGATGTCAGACATGATCTTCAACTCAGGATGATCTTCTGCCTTGACAGGTTCCCAGCCCTCACGGAACTGGCGTGAGACGTTGGTGTTATCCGAACGTCCTAACGAAGAAGTACGAATCCAGCGAAATACCCAGCCATCTTTCGGCTCTGGTACCGGTAGAGCAGATTGCGGCATCCATGAATCATCGGGACGAGACTCAGATGCACGGTCAATACGAACTTTGCGCTCATCGGCCATTTGAACTCTCCTTAATGAGTTGTTTGGCATACTGCTCTGGGGTTAAGCCAAGTCGCTTTGCGAGAGAAACTTGTGTGGCAGTCAACTGGATTTTGCGGGGTCTGGCACCGTTGTTCCGTGTGGAAGGAGCCACCACCGTTTTAGGGGTACGCGAAGGAGTCACTTCAATCTGAAGCTCATCCTTTTCGAACTGTTCTGGGAATCGCGAACGCACTGCGGCGTCGATCTTTTCATAATACTCATCGGTATCCGGCTTGACACCTTCTTCCCGAATGAGGGTTTCATGAACGGCATACGCCAGTGCGGTCATCTCTCGGTTGCCTTTGGGGCCGAACCAAGGATTCCGTTTGGTCCACTCCAATGCCTTATCACTAGGCTTGGGGGCTTGATATTGTTGCTGCTGCACAACCTGTTGAGGTTGGGGTGCAAGCTGGGGCTTTGGCCGAGATTGAAGAGTCTTCTCGTACTTTTCAGCCTCCCGAAGCTCCGTCTGGGCGGTTAACAATTTTTCTTGTGCAGAGATGATCTTTTCAGCATCACCCTGTTCATAGGCTTCCTTATAGTTTGCTTTGGCTTGTTCCAAAGCAATGGAAGCACGGGACTTGATTTGCTGTACGAGTGCGCCTTCTCCGCGCTGGATCAGGGATTCGTACTGTTGGTTTTTTGCAGCTAATTGCTGGGCAAAGCGAACGGCTTCTTCACGCATCTTCTCAGCGGCTTCCCGCTGACGCATGGCTTCATGCTGTTCGTACTTTAACTTATTGATTCTCTTGCGAACTTTCTCACTGTAGTCAGAAAGTTCTTCATCGTTTTCTTCTTCCTTCGCTTCCTGTTTGACAGGCTTCTTGGGAAGGTCATCGACGATTTCTAGCTCTACTTCCTCTTCGGGAGCAGATTGGGCTTCCTTCTCAGGAATTTGCAACGGGGCAGTGACCCCGAAGAATTTGTCCTCACGGGACATTTCTGAAGCTTCTACGCTCATACCTTCGCCACTCCTCGCGGGTCTTCAACGACAGCTTCGACTGAGTCATCGTTGATTAAACGGAACTCTTTCCCATGGACCTTGAAGCGGGTTCCCGAATAGGAACGCATCATGATCCAGTCCCCTTCTTTGCAGTAAGGGCCAGTAGGGAAACGATCAGTGGACTTGTAAGCATCCGGTCCCATCGCGATGACGAAACCAACGATGCTCCCAATCT